TTAGCGAGCGAGAGCCCTGACATAGGCTTGACAGGCCTGCAAGGCAATCAATCCGCTGTCACCGGCGTCGGTGATGGCGATAATTCGTTGAGCATGCGCCGGGTCAAGTCGGGCTCGCGCGGCGCCATGATCCACGCCGCCGGTGCCGGAGGCGGCTGGCACTGCACAGGTTGAGGCAGCGTCATGGGCATCGAGGAGGACTGACAGGCGCACATCAGCAGTGGCAAGACGATCGCGCAGGCGACCTTGATCACGTTCGGCATCGCTAAGCGCTCGATAATGGGTTTGTTCACTGGCCGAAAGTCGCTGCTCCAGGGCCAGACGCTTGTTTTGTTCGGCCTGTTGCTCGGTGGCGGTCGCCAGAGTCAGTTGATTAAGGCTCTCGGCGTGCACCCTGGCCTGTTCCGCCAGTTGCCGGCCGTAGCGCCAATCCTGAAACTGCCAGGCCAGCGCCGCCGAGCAACCGGCCAGCACCAGCAGACCGATCAGTCGCCAGCCGATCAGACCGAAGACTGGCATAGCACCGCCCTCGCCCGCGCCCAGAGCTCCAGACGATCCTGCAACCCGTTCAGCCCACCGTTGATACGGCGGGTGATGCTGTTGAACTGGTCGCGATCGGCCAATTCATTCAGGCCATTCTGCTCCCAGAACCATGCCGCTGATTCGGCCGCCCATTGGGGCTGCTCTAACAGTTCAGGCAGAGACAGCAGACGTTCATCGCCAAACAGGCCGAGACTGCATTGCCGGTAGTTGTTGCGCCCGGTGATCTGGATCAGACCTCGGCCACGGTATTGTTGACCGTCGCCGTCGGGTTCTGGAGTGTTGCCCAAACGGGCGGCCAGCGTGCCGGTGTCGTATTTGCTCAGGTATTGAGTGCTACCCAGTTCACGTACGTACTGCAATTGCCCCGATTCATGACCGACTTGCGCAAGGAAGGCGGCGACGCGCTTGGGGGTGTTGATGTTGTGGTGAGACATGGCGGTGTTGAGGGCAGAAATGAAAACGCCCGCTTGGGAGCGGGCGTTGGGGAAGATGTTGCGCAACTGTTGATCGGTGAAGCGCATCACTCGCTCCTGTGGTTAATGGATGAAACTCGCAAAATCGATGCGGTGATCAGTACTTGATCACATACAACAATGCGACGTTTCGAGGACGCGATTCATTACCGCCGACCGCTGCCACGGTAACGGTGTGGGCATGATCGCCAACGGCAGCTACTGCGACAGCATGGACGTGATCCCCCACCGCGTTGATCGCCAGACCGTGGGCATGGTTGCCCGCGGCTGCGGTCACCGCAGCGTAATCGCCCGGCCCGCTGCCCGTACCCTGGCGGCCGTAAGATGTGTTGTTACCGTTGGCTAGAACGCCGTGCTGGTGATCCCCGGCGTTATTTGTAGTACCGGAATGGGTGTGGGTGCCTGCCCCCCCTGTCGAGGCTCCGTGGGTATGGGTACCCGCAGCCGCTGTCGTTGCCGTGTGAGTGTGCGAGGCGTTTTGCCCACCTTGCGCGCTACCCAATTCCCGCGCGGAATCGATTCCACGACTATCATCCCAGCCACGGACGAATTCGCCGCGCAGATCCGGCAGGGCAAAGGTTGTATTGCCATTACCAGCACCGAAGCGCGTGCCAATCGCCGCAAACAGCGCTGCATATTGTGTACGAGAGACAATATCACCGTTGCACTTGAGCCAGCCTTTGGGCGGCTCTGCTGTAGCTACGGTTTTGATGTCACCGATGTCACTGCCGGTCTGCTTGATCATCCCCGTGCTAGCGACCATCACCCACGCCCCCTCGGCAATCGAGCTGTTCCACTGAACCCAGACATCGCCACCCGCGGTAATTTCTCCGTCCTGAACAGCGTTATGGTCAACACCTACGATAGGCTTGGCCGCCATCCCGTTCGGGGCGAAGGTACTGGCACCGGTGTTGGCATGGACTGCTTTAAAACGCAGCACCAGCCCATCGACCAGTTCGAGGAGCACAGGCTTGTAGTTGGCACTGTAAGCGTTGGCCGTGCCGGTATCCAATGCGTAATCAACCAACCCTGCCTGATTGATCTTGCGTACAGCCAACAGCAGTTGTCCAAAATCGACTTCGTCAGGAGCCACCCCTGCCCCCTTGATGACACCCAACAACTCTTCCGTAACAGCATTACCCCAAGCGGCCGGGATCAACGACCCTGGCATGCCGGTCAGCGGGTTTTCATCGATAAACTTACCGTTGACCAGTCCGACGCTGGCCACGCTCTTTGGATAATCCATTTCTCTACTCCTTAGTCATAATTGATATGCACCTGCGTATGAGCCGGTGCACTGCGGTGGATAAGGCATTCCAAGGCAGAGCCTGGATTCATGCCAAAGCGTTCGCCCCAATAACTGGCGCCAAAGCGGCGCCCCAGTGAGAGGCGTCCGCCAGTGTTGAGGGTCCACATGAACTGCACCTGCCAAGTGCCGAAATGCGCCTGACCAAACCGTGAACAGCCCATACGTGGAGCCCGGTGCTCGGTTACGGTGGCGTTTGGGTAACCCTGGCTCTTGGCGATTTCGACGTAGTAACCGACGGCCTGACTGCCGACCGCGAGCAGGCGGCGGCGAACCGCGAGACGGCGGTCGTCGAACAACGGCGTGGCGCCCAGGCATGGGTCGGGCAGGTTCATCACCCGCTCCCAGTCCGGCACTAATTCGCTGACACCGGCCGGGTCCATTTCGTTGAGCAAGTCGGCGGCGCGGGCGTCGAGGCGGGCCAATTCCTGGGCAACGCCTTCGAGCACTTCTTCGAGCTCTGGAACCCGCTCTGGGTCCCAGGCCGGGCCGCCGGGTAGCAGGCTGCGCAGTTGCGCGTGGTATTGCGCGGCGGTTCTTATGCCCCCCATATGCAACCTCCAAAGGTCAGCAACTGGTTAACGTCAGCGTCGACATTGACTGTGGGCGAGGTCAGTGTGTGGTCGCTTTCACCGGTGGCACTGCTGATGGCTTCGCGGATGTGGCTGATCAGCAAGGTGTCGCCCAAGCCGGCTTCTCGGTTGTGTAAATCACGCAGTTGCGCTTCGACGGCAGCCCGCACAGCGGTGGTGTCGGGGGTGAGCGTCAGTCTGTACGTAACCGGCACTTGTATCGGTGGCAACACGTACAGTTCAGCCGTGACCGGTCGCAGCGGTTCGATGTAAGCCTGAACTTCGGCCAGTTGTGCCGCGTCCGGGATTGGTTGCGGATCGTCGTCACGCATGACGTAGAGGCTGACGGTTCCCGGCCCCAAGAGTCCGCCGCGACACCACGCGCGAGTCACACCGGGGCATTCCAGTGCCCAGGTTTCGTAGTCTTGCGCCGAGCCGCCATGGGGAATGATGCGGTAGGACCTGATGACCCTGGAGCGCAGGGATTCCAGGCTTTCCCGTGCGATGCCGCCAATCAATCCCGGCGCCAGCACCGTGAAACTGTTGCCGGCAATGCCCTGGATTGGCTGCACCGGAATCAACGTCATGCCCGCCTCGGCATTGCCCAGACTGCCGGCTTCGAGCGCGGCGATGGTGGTGCTGTTGAGGCCATTGCGGATGGTGCGTGCGGCGGTCACTTTGTAGGTGCGACCGTCGCTCGATTGCAGCAGGGTGTCGACGTCCAGCACGGCACCGGCGCTGGCGGTAAAGCTGACGCTGCCGCTGGCCGCTTGTGCGGACTTGCGCGGCTGGTTCAGACGCAGTGCGGCGATCCGTTCCAGGGTCGATTCATCGGCCTTGTCCGGGAGGATCTGCTCGGCGATCCAATCCAGATAGCCATACAGGCCATAGGCGGCGCCACCGAGGGTGCGGGCCAGCACTTGTGCATCGGACTGGCGCAGCGAATCGCTGGCCAGGTCGCTTTGGGTGCGCTTGATCAGCACCGGCAGCGAAGGGGTTTCAAACGGCATAGATCACCTGCCAACTGTTATCAGGGTTGATGTCCAGGCGTTCGCCGTCGGCCAGGGTCAGGACCGTGCGCAGGTTCAGGCGCTGGGCGTCGAGGCGTTCGCTGATGATGTCGATGGCGCTGCAATGGCCGTCATCGATCAGCCATTGGAGGGCTTCGCGGGCGTAGAACTCGGCGTCCATCTGGGTCTGGCGGGTCAGCTTGACCCGGCGCAACAGCCACAACCGCGAACCGATGCGGTCGTCGGCCACCGTAGGAAAGCTGTCGCCCCACCAGCCGAAACGCTCTTCGTCGTCGAGGGCATCGTCATCGGCGGCACGGCGCCAGGTGAACAGGCTGATCAACACTGCACGAGTCAGTGCGGCGTGGAGGTTCTGGCTGATCAACATCACTGCCCTCCCGCCGGTGCGCCGGTCTGGCCGTTGCCTGCTTGAACGCCGACATGCACGTGTTTGATCTGGCTGATGCCGCCAGCAATCTGATCGCCGGTGGAGACGATTTTTCCGGTCTGATTGATCACGGGGGTGTCGATGTTCACCGCGCTGCTGGCGCGGATGTTCAGGGTGGCGGTTTCGATGTCGATGATCCGTCCGCGCTTGAAGTGGATCTTGTCGCCTTCGTCGGTGTAGATCGCCACTTCGCCAGGGGCCAGAGACTGGAGGCGATAACGACGGTCGGCGACCACTAGCACGATGGCGTGGGAGCGATCACCGCCCAGAAACGTGGCGACACCTTCGGCACCGGCCAGTGGGTTGCTGGTGAAACCGTAGGGTTCGAAGTGCTCCATGTCGTCGTTCACTTCGCCGGCGGTGAGGCGCATTTGCAGCGATTGAAGCTTGGTGGCCGAGTTGGCGAGCACGACAGTGCCGCGCGCCAGGAGGCGTGTCAGTAGGCTCATTGGATTTTCCTTGAAGGCGACCGCAACTCTTGTGGGAGCTGGCTTGCCTGCGAAAGCGGCGGATCAGTCACCTTGATGTTGAATGTGCCGCAGCCATCGCGGGCAAGCCCGCTCCCACAGGGTCGGGCGCCAGGTTCAGGCCTTTTTGGGAGGCTCGGGATTGGCGTCGAAGGTATGTGGCGGTGCGACTTGCAGGGTGGTGATCGAACCTTGCGCCGACAGCGAGTAGGTCACTTTGGAAATCAGCATGTCGTCATCGAACCCCAGCACCGGATCCTTGACCCGCACCAACGTGTTATGACGCCACAGATCGCCGTTCGATTGCCGCCAACCCTGCACCTGATAGGTGGTGGTTTTGGCCTTGCCGACGCGGGTGGCGCTTTCCCAGTTGGCCCGTTGCAAGGCGAGATCGGGATTGATCTGCATGCCTTCGTTGATCACCGTGACCCGCCGACGCTTGTAGCTCAGGTCGGCGGACACCGATTCGACCTCGCTGACCGCCGCCCCGCTCTTCTTGTCCGTGCCCTTGTGCTGACCGATGACCCGGTATTCGGAGAACACCTGGCTGTAATCCATCGGCGCATTGGCCGACAGAATATTTTTGCCCAATTCCAACGCATCACTGGCCCGGCCACCACTGCCAGGCCGGGCCAGCACCAGCCGGCCCTGGGCATCATCGGTAGAAAACACCCGGAAAAGCGTCAGCAAGCGATCGATGGATTGAAACACCGTTTCCCCCGGCACGATGGTGTGACTGCTGAGCCGGGAGGTCTCGGGAATTTCGCTGACCACAAAGACCTTGTAGGTGATCGCCAGCGCTTCGACGATGCTCAACAGCGATTGCTCATGCCATTGGTTCGGGCGGTTGGTCGCGGCGCAATCCACCAAGTCCTGGGTGCAGGAACTGCCTTCGATGTTCAGGCTGATCTGCCGCCCGTCATAACTGATCGGCGCCTTGAATACATACCCGGTCAGCACCAGGTCCTGGCCGATGCGCACTTCACAGGCGTCACCGGGCTGGATCCGCTTGTCCACGGTCTGCCCCGGCCATTGCCAGGTGATGTTGAGTTTAAAGGTGCGGAACTGACGCTCCAGATCCGCGGTGATTTCCACGCTTTTCCAGCCACCGTATTCCAGGCCGCCGACCGTCAATGTGACGCGGTTATCCATCTCGTTCATGGTTCACTTCCCGGACACTTTCACATCGTTCGGCGCAAACCCCGGATGGGCAATCCCGTTGCGCTGAATCACTTCGGTGACCCGCGTTGCATCGGCAAATTGCTTGTACGCCACGACCAGCGCCGGAAGGCTTTCCTGAAACGACTTGCTGACCTGCCGTACGCCCGACGAAGCCACTGCCTTGAGATGCGCAAGCAGCGCCTGTTTCACATCGTCGATGGCTTGATAATGCGCGGGACCGGCCTTGTCCAGCATCGGGTTGGTCGCCTCGACCAGCGCCTTTTGCAGCGCTTTCAAATCGTCGGTGACCGGTACTTCCTGCCGGGTGACCGGCAGGTTCGCCTGCTGCTCCAGCGATGGCGTCGATGACAGTTTCACCGGTGTCGACGCGACCGGCATCGAGGCGACCCATTGCGCCACTTTGACCAGCAGCGTGTCCTGCACCAGATCGGCCATGGCTTGCGCCGCGGCCGTGGTGTCCTTGCCGGTGGTGAGCTTCGGCGCATCGGCCTTGCGGATGGCTTCGAGCTGTTGGGACACGTCGGCAATCACGCCACGATAACCCTCCTTCGCGAAGTCCTTGAGCGATTTGATATCGCCGAGCAATCCTTTGAATTCCGCCGCCACTTCCTTGGGCAATTCCTTGACCGCCTTGACCAGCTCGGTGATCTGTCGGTACTGCTCGATCAACGGTTTGAGTTGTTCCTGGATCACTTCATAGACCCCGGTCAGGCTGTTGCGCAGATTGGCGATACCGATCCGCGCGGCCTTGATCAGGGTCATGGCCTGTTCGAAACGCGCCACCGCCGAACCCAGCAGGGTGTCGGCCTTGGCCAGCAGCACCTTCTGCGTGCTGACCGTAGCCGTCGGAAACGGCAGCGGTTCATCGGGGTAAAACTTCAGCGAAAACGTCACCAGCCCGCCGTCCTGGCGGGTGTGGGTCATGTCGCATTCGCCGACCTTGACTTGTAGCCGCCCCAGCCATGGATGGACCAGTTCACCACTGCCCTGCTCCAGTGCCTTGAGCAGCTTGTCGCGCTGCTCCAGGCAATCGGGGCCGACGATGAACGCCGTCAGATCGTGGATCTTCGCCTGCTGGCCAAGGCCCTCGAAAAACGGCAGGTCCCGCTGCGGATACTCATGCAACTGGCCTTTTTTACCGACCGGGGTTTTCGCCTGATCGACCCAGAAACCGACACCCCGAAAGGACGCCGGCAACAAACGGTCACGCCAACTCATTGGAGGCCTCCCAGGGACAGTGAGCGGTAGCCGATGCGCGAGTTGAGCGCCAGCCCCGGTTGATTGGTTTGCGGTTGATCGGTGCGCAACCCGGCCGGCGCGTTTTCGAAGCGCACGGTCAGGCCGCCTTCGAGTTGCGTGCGGTTGTTGGCGGCGCTTTGCTGGATCAGGGTGCTGGAGTTTTGGGTCAGAGAACCGGACTGCATCGACGACTTGAGCGGCAAACTGCCGGGAGTCGCCAGCGCGTTGGAGGGCGGCTCGGAAGCGGCATTGATGAACGCCACCGCCGGCGCAAACTCACCCTTGCCTTCAGCATTGGTTTTCTGTTGCACCTCGGTGAAGCTTTCGACCTTGCCAGTAATTTTGGCGATAAAACCACCAAAGCTACCGCCCAGCATCTCCTGGATGGGCGCCAGAATGGCCCGGAGCTTTTCCGTTTTTTCACTGAAAAACTGAACCACAGATGCCCATGTTTCGCTCAGTGCGTCCAAGGGCGACCAAGTGAACAGGCCGCTGAGGTAAGAAAAGAACGCCTGCGCTCCAAGCTTGATTGACTCCCAGTAGCCCGAGAACATGGCAGGCACCTGATCCCAAGCCGCGGCAATGGCGTCCAGCGGCACCCAGTCGAACAGGCTGCGCAGTTTCTCCTTCACCGGCACGGTCAGCGCCACGAGCAGATCCCAGATCGCCGCAAACAAACCGACAACGGCCCCCCAGTTGTTCAAGATCATTCCGTAGGGCGTCCAGGCAAACCACGCCTTGAGGAAGTCGAATCCTGCACTCACGACTGCTTTGACTTGATCAAAAATTGCCGAGAAAACGCCGCTGATCGGCGCCCAATATCCGACAATCTTTTGCCAGAGCCCGGCGAAAAACGTCGAAATCGGCTCCCAGTTGGCAATGATCACACCGGCCGCCATGGCAATGCCCATGGCAATCAGCATGATGGGATTGGTCTTGAGCACCATGCTCATCAGATCAAACACTTGCGTCGCGCCAGTCACAGCCGTTTGCATTGCCGAAAATGCGATGGCACCGGCCGCCAACCCCTCGACCAATTTCGGGTTGTCATCGAGCAGGCTGCCAAATCCAACCAACAAAGGTTGAAGACCTGCCGTTACGGTCGCAACAGCAGGCTGCAAGGCCGTGTTGGCCGCGATCGATACCTGCTCCATCGAGCGACTGAACACATTCATGTTTTGCGTAGCGCTCACTGGCGCTTTCGGCAAATCAACACCTTCGGCCGATTCACTGACTTCGGCCAATTTGCCCTTGAACGCGTCGGACACCTTGATTGCATCCACGAACGGCGTGATCACGCTACCGCCCTTAAACAGACCGCTGATGTCCAGTTTGCCGAGGCCGGTCTGCTCCAGGTTTTTCTTGAAACTCTCGACTTTTGCCCGAAGGGCACCGAGCTTGGGCGACAGTTCATCGATGCCCGTGAGCAGCACCGATGTTTTCTCTTTGGTTTGTGTGTCTGCCATCACTGCACCTGCTGCATCGCATTGATCCGTTGCGCGTGCTCCAGCGATTCGCGGAGCACATCCAGTGGCCTGGCCATCATCTGTTCGGGGTCAACCTTCCAGAACCAGGCCAGGTCATAGGCGACTGCGATCAGGTCGGTGATGGCGCCGACGCCGCACTCATGAAAAAACTCGCGACCGCCCAACTCAGCGTATTGAGGTCAGCCAGATCCAGCTGGTTGACCGACGACGGCGGGATGCCGGCGCACACGGCGATGTATTTGGCCGCGACGTCCATGTCGAGGCTGACCTCTTCGCTCTTGTCGATCTTGTACGGCAACGCCTTGATCGCCCGCACTTCCTGCACCGTCGGACGGCGCAGGTTGAGCTCGGTCAAGGGCTCGCCGTGGGCTTCGATCGCAACTTGAAGCTTCACGGCGTTGCTCATTGCCAGGTCCCCTTGATGCCTTCGAATTTCAGTTCGATGGTGGCGTCATCGCCTTTGGATACCGGCTCTTCCACCAGATAGGCGCCGGCCAGTACGTAGACTTTACCGTTGCTGAATTCGCAGGTGACGGTCATGTCGGAGCCTGCGATCAGTTGCTTGAGCGGGAAGTCCGCGGTGTGCAGCGCCGTCACTTTGAACGACGGCGCGATGTCGGTTTCCTTGTAGAAGCCCGGCACGACGGTTTCCCGTTTAACGGCCATCAATGGTGCTTCGCAGCCACCGTTGATGGTCAGTTGAGCACCGTCCACTTTGACGTAGCAGGTGCCCGCAATCAGTTGACCCATGGTGTTTCTCCCTTCAAATAAAAAGCCCACGCGCGGTGGGCCGAATTCACACAGTCAGAGGCAGCGATCAGGCTGCGTCGTCGTACTGCAGACGGAACTGGTTGAGCAGCGCGAACACGCGCAGACCGTTGATGTAGTCCGGCGGGAACAGCACGTTGACCCGGCTCGGGTCCTGGGTGTCGCGCTCGACGATCAGGTGTTCGGCGAACAGCTCGGCGTTTTCCACATGGCCTTCCAGTTCGAGCTTGGCGTACTGGGCGATCAGCTCACCGCGAAGGGTGCTCGGGGTAACGATTGGCTGGCCGGCGCCGAAACGGGTGCCGTCGGAGGCCAGTTTGTGGCGACCGTATTTGCTGGTGATCACGCTTTGCAGACGACGCACGATGAACGCCGACTGGTGCATGGTTTCGCTGTCCAGGTAGGAATTGTCTGCCTGGCCGTAGGCGTTCTTCTGATAGGTGGTGATCGAACGCTGAATGCGCACGTAGCCGCCTTCGTAGTACGCGGTGGCGATGCCGTAGTTGAGCAGCGACTGACGCTCGGTCAGGGTGAACCGCTCGCTCGCCGGAGCCGGGTCGAGACCTGGCAGGCTGCCGCTTTGGGTCGGACGGCTGGCATCGGCCGAGATGAACACCGAAGTGCGCGCGGCCAATGCGGCAGCCTGCACCCAGAACGGTTGCGGCACGCCCGGTTCCAGCGCCTGAATGGTCATGTGCTGGTCGTTACGCGCTTGCCCTGCCGCCACCAGCGTACCGACGGTGCCGCGTTTGGCGCTGTAGACGTGACCGAACAATTGCTTGGCCCAGGACCAACGACCGGTGCTGTCATCCATGACCGCTTGCCAGGTGTTGAGGGTCGACAGATCCGACCACGGCATGCAGATGAACTCGAACGGTTCATCGCCCAGCGCCGCCACGGCGGCCACTTGATCCGGCACACCGGCGCCGCCGGTCATGGCGGTGATCGCCGAGGTCAGGCCGGCCGGGGTTTCTTCGCCGTTGCTCTTGCCCAGGCGATTGAATTGCAGGCTGATGTCGTTGCCGCTGTCGCCAGTCCATTTGGCGCTCAGGGTGACCACACCTTCGGCCGCCGCCGCAATGACTGGCAGATCGGCGCTGGCGTTGATTTTCAGTGCCAGGGCGGTGGCCGCTTGCGCCGCGGTGGCGCCGTTGACGATGGCCGCCTGAACGCGAACGCCGCCGACGTACAGGTTGAGCACGCCACTTTGGGTCGCGGCACCGGTCAGGGTCAGCACGCCTTTGGCAATGCTGCCTTCGGTGTTGTGCAGCGGCAGGCACCAGATCTCGCCGATCGGATCGGTCTTGCGCCAGGTTTCGTACATCGAGGCGAGCATCGAGCCCTGGCCGCCAATACTTTTGGCCAGCGCCACGCTGGACACCAACACCAGTTTGCCGGCATCGGCTGGCGCAATGTTGTCGTTGACCTGAGCGACGATCAGGCGGCGCATGGCCGACGACGCGCTATTGGCGGCCGAGTTGTCCATTTCGGCATAGAACAGCGGAACACGAATGTCCGCGGGGATGTTGCTGAATCCGATCGCCATTATTTGGCTCCCTGTGGTTTCGCCGCTTTCACGGCTTTGATAGTGATATCGCCATCGGCCAGACGTCGACGCCACCAGGCGTTGTCCGGCACTTCACGGCCCTCGAAGGGCAACAAATCGCCCGCTTCCGGGTCCGGCACGGCACGGCCCGGGGCCGGCAGCACGGTGATGCGTTTGCTCATGGGGTTACGTCTCCAGAGAAAGTCAGTTCCAGGCGCCCGTCGGGGCCTGGGCGTTGCAGATTGGGGTCCGCCGGATCGATCGCATCGACCCGTACGGTGACCCCGGTAAAGGACGACAAGCCGTCCAGTTCACGCTCGTGCCAGCTCTGCGCCGGTTGCCCCGGCAGATTGCGGCCGAGCTGGAATTCGGCGAAAAAGCGCAGGCGATAGAGCACGCGGCTGCTGTTGATGGAAACCACTTCGCCGCCGTCATAGGCGATGGCGCTGTAGTCGTTGCCGGGCTTGAAACCCACCAGTGCGCGCCATAGTTCGGCGCGTAAATCGTGCAGTTGATCCAGCGCTGCAACGGCGTCCGAGGTGTCGAGCACCAGGGTGATTTCGAAGCGGTCGCGGATCGGTTGCAGCATCAGGTTTTGCGCCACGCTTTTGCTCGCCACATCGGCGATGGGGACGACGTAGGCGCAAGGCGTGGTGAGCGGGGTGTTGGCTTGCAGGGTGGCGAGGTCAATGCCCGCCGCCACACGATTGGCCAGGGTTGGGCATTGCTCACGCAGCTGCGTGAGGATCGGTGTGATCTTCATCGAGGTGCTCCGACATTTGGGGGTGCGATTGAACCTGTGGGAGCGGGCTTGCCCGCGATAGCGGTGGGTCAGGCAACATTGATGTTGAATGTGCTACCGTCTTCGCGGGCAAGCCCGCTCCCACAAGGGGATGTGCGTTATGCCCTAGCGTCCAGGCAGGTCGCGTCAATCTTGCAGCGATAGCTTTTTTCCCGGTCGCCGCTGGCGGTGACCTTGTCGATCGACCAACGACCGCGCATGAAATCCGGCCAGGTAGGGTCCAGCAGCACGATCCCTTCAGCAGACAGTCCCGGATTGCCGGGGCATTCGATCGTCACCTTGAGTGCTTCGCGCATCATCCGGCGGGTCTCGCCTTCGGCGGCGGCCCGGGCATCGTCTGCGCTCTGAAAACGCTGGCGGAGGGTCTTGAATGGCGCGATGCCGCTCTCCTCGACACGCACTTTGCCGGCCGCCGCATCCCACCAGCTGGTCTTGCAGCCCTGGTATTTCGCCCGGGCAGTTTCATCCAGAACGGCGGAGATAAAGGCGTGATCCCCTGGGCGATTGTTCGTCGTCACCGACAGCTTTATGGTCGGCAGAACTTTGCCCGATAACGACTTCGCCTGACCGCGCCGTGCCAGCACATACAGCTCGTTGACCGGTTTGGCGACGGCGTCATGCAAGTAGGCCAGTCGCGTCAGAAAACCCATGTCGGTTTCGTTGGACTGGTCGATGTGCGCGATTTTTATCAGTGACAGGTCCGGGGCCACACGAGGGGAAAACCCATGCCTGGACGTCAACTGACGAAACAGCGCACCCAAGGTCGTCGGACCATGGCTGGCCGATCGGCGCTGTTTGAATCCGGTCTGATCCGCCGCACTGAACGGCGCCGCCGTGGCCACCAGCGTCAGACGCAGAGGGAACAGCGTCGGCGTGCGTCGGGTAATGACGAACTCGCCTTTATCCACCAGCCCCGACTCCAGATAACCGACCCGCAGACCGATTTTCCCGCCCAGGCTGGGCAACCCTTCAAGCCCATCCAGACTGATGAGGAGCGTCAGTTGATCTGACTCGATCCCCGCTGCGTCGATGTGCGTCCAACTGAGCAATCGTTCGTTGAGCAGCGCAGCGTTTGCGCCGTAAATTTCTACCGCAGGCGTGAAACCCAGTGACATGCTGCCTCCTTAATCCCAGGCCGAAACCGGTGTGGGTGCGACGGGTTTCGAATCCACTTCCGGCAGCACAACCCACACGCCCGCCGGCAATATCGGCCCCCATTCGGCAAGCCCCGGATTAAGACGCCAAAGGGCTTCCTCGGTGGCATCGTCACAACGTTCAAGCTCGCGGTAGAGCAACAGATTTACCGAGTCACCGGCGATACTTCGAACCCTACGCATTGGCGAACTCCGTCAACTCGATAATCCAATCGACCACCATCGCGGTGCCGTCATCAAGGATGTTGTTTTGGGTTTCTGTCACCTTGTTGATCTGCCACAGGCCCCAGTTGCGGCCGATGCCGTCAACCAAGGGCAAAGGGATGCGCAGCGCCTGCAAGGCACGCAACTCATCAAGACGATCCATGCCCGTCGCGTACATGGACTTGCCCGTTATCGTCAGCCCTTGCAGGCCTTGGCCGACCTGACTGGATTTGGGTTTGCTGGTGAGGATGTCGATGTTCTTCCAGCCACCGTCCGAGGTGCGCAGCAGGGTGTGGTAAGCGAAGTTTCTGGACAGGCCGAAAATGAAACTGCCGAGTGCCATTTGCTGACGCATCACGTACCTCCGTCAGTCAGGGCCGCATCACTTCGCATGGCGAGTGAGTTGGGCATGGTCATGAGTCCGAATTGGCCGGAAATCTGTTGCACCACCAGGTTCGCCAACTGGCTGGCGCTGGCCTGGTCCTGGCCGTTGATGTAGATGTTCGCGTTAACCGTGTTCTGTTGATTGCTTGTCTGCGCGTTGGTCAGGTCTTTGCTGACTTGATCTGGAGCGGCGAGCTTATCGGCGGGCGCGGCGAGTTTTTCACCCAGCCATTCCCCTCCCCAACTGCCCGCCATCCCCCCCAACAAACCACCGATCACACCACCGACCGCCGTGCCCAGAACAGGCACTACGCTGCCAATCATGGCGCCGGCAGCAGCGCCAGCATAAGTACCGGCGAGCCCGCCACCGGCTGAGCCCAGCGCCCCGCCGACCGCTTTGGTATCACCGGCCTGCAAGCCTTTGACGGCATCGTAACCAGCACTGAGCAGCATCAGCGGCGCGACCCGTCTGGTGACTGCCGAGCCCATTCTGGCGGCACCCAGCAAGCGACTCCCGGTAGACATGCGTGGCAGCCTGGTAGCGCTTTTGGGGATGGCGCTTTTTCCGGCCCTTGCGCCTCGGGGTTGCTTTTTACCCTTACGGCCACGCTCCTTGGCATCAGCTGTCAGATCCCCCGCCTCGGGAATCTGTCGCGCGCCGGCCAGAGCCAGAAGTTTTGTCGCAGCAGCAGTGATCGCGGACGCCATCGCAACCTTGATTTCAGCGCCGCGCGCCAACGCAACGGCTCCCGCGAGCACCAGCAATCCTGCAGTGGCTTTCGGTTGTGCTTCAGCGACCCCGCTCAAGCCATCGGCCAATGCGCCGAGCGACACCATCAAACCATCAGTCAACGGCGCCAGGGCATTGCCGCCCGCCGCGAACATCCGGTTCTTACTCGCATCCAGCGCATTCCAGCGCCCTTGCGAGGTTTCACCCAGCGCCTCGGCGGATTTCGCTACGGAACCGTTGAATTTCGGCAACGTCCCGTCGGATGTCCGCTCGGACACCAGTAAAAAAGCCTTTTGAACGTCTTCCGGTTTTTTCAGCAGTTCAAGAATCGCCGCGTTATCACCGAACAATGTCTTGGTCAGTGACTGCTGTTCTTCTGCAGGTTTTTTCTTCAGTGCTTCAAGCACCAGGTTGATCGTTCCCGGTGCGTCCTTGCGCAGGCCATCAGCCAACATCCCGGGATTAAATGTGCCGTCCAGGTCAGCCCAGGCCTTACGCTGTTGCGGTGAGGCCGCGTCTCCCTTGGCCAAAACCGTGGCGAAACCTTTCAAAGCCTCACCGGCACCGGCCTTGTCCGCGCCGCTGTTCAAGAACGCCGCCGCGAGCGCCGCCATCTGTTCCGGGGTCATTCCCGCGGCGATGCCCGCCTCGCCACTGCGTTGCACGACAGATCCGATGTCTGCCGCTTTGACCTTCAGACCGCTGTTGCCGAGATGGTTGGCTGCATCCGCCAGACTCAGGCTTTGTCCGCGATCCAGCTTCATTGAGGTGCGCCAGCCCAACAGCATCTCGCTGGCAGCCTTGACATCGAGATTGAACGCCGACGCTGTTACCGCGCTATCGCGGGTGAAGTTCAGCAGCTCATCCTGTTTTTTGGCCGGCTCAAGCCCGTCCCCGATACCTGCCTTCGCCGCCGCCAACTCGACCTGGGCCAGTTGAACCGCCGTTGCACCGCTCGGGGCAACCTGCTTGTCAGTGGCCATTTTCAGATTGGCCTCCGACAGTTTCTGCAACTGGACGTTGTCCAGTTTCAGTACCTGGTTGAGCTCAACCATCGCCAACTCGGTCGCCATCGCCGACTTGAGCAAATCCGGCGGCGTGCGCTGATCGACCTCAGCCTTTAACTTGGACTTTGGTTCACTGCTTGCCGCAGGCACCGAAGCATTCGCCTTGAGCAGCGACTGCTGCGACGACAAGGCAATGTTCAGCAACGCCAGCGCTTCGCGAAGCTTTACCTGTTCCGACACCAGCAGACGGATGTCGAGGCTGGCCGTGGTCAGTGCCAGGTTCAGCCCCGACGCTTCAGACGTGCTGCCCAGTTGCGGCAACTCGATGCTCGCCGCACCGGACAGCGAATACTTACTGTCTGCCATCCCGCTCTACTCCTGTTTCACGCCAAGGCGATTAATCGCAATGTCGTAGCGGCGCAAGGCCTTGCCGGCGTCCCACTCCAGAATTTCCGCCTCACTTACCGGGTAAATGAGCGGCACCACATCGAGGATCACCTCGATGTCGCGCTCCGAAAGAAGTCCGCCGGTTTGTTTAAAAAATCGTCGATGCGTACCTGAAGCTGTGTCCAGTCGGGCACGGTCAGCAGGTCCAGATCGGGCAGCATCAGCCCGGTGCAATGGGCGGTGATGAACTCGGCGCGTTCTTTGGCCGTCTTCAGTTTTTTCATCGCCTTGGTGGCGCGCAGCACCGGCATTTCCAGGGTCAGCGAGGTCATGCTGCGGCCGGCCACGTTGAGCGGTTGCAGCAGTTGCACTTGATCGGCGTCTAGCGATTGTTCGCCCTGCGCTTGCTGTTCCAGAAAGTACGAAGCAGGGCGAGTCGACATCTCATGCACGTACTGCGCGATGCTTACGTAGTCCGGGCGTTTGAGCTGGTCGAGTTCCTTGACCGACAACCCCGTGGCCAATTTGGCCAGCTCGAAGAACTGATCGTCCTCATCATCGCCGGCACGGGCCAGGGCCTCTTTCTGCGCGGCGTAGTACAACGGTTTGAGTTGGATCTGCTCGATGTCGGATCCGTCATCACCGGTAATCGGCGACAACAAGGCGTGAACAGGAGGCGTCCAGGACATGAAATGAATTCCTTGGTGGATCATGGGGAGGTGTTGCGCAATGCCGGTCAGTCAAGGTGTGCAACCTGTGGGAGCTGGCTTGCCTGCGATAGCATCACCTCGGTGTACCTGACTCTCCAAGGCGCCTGTATCGCGGGCAAGCCCGCTCCCACATGGACTGCGTTTAACAGACTGGCATTGAGGGTGTTGAGGTGTTACGGCAGCAACACAGCGCGGCGGGCGTCGCCGAGGATGTCGACGCCGTTGAGTACGAACTTCTGGGTGCGCACGTCGATGTCGATCACCGGGATGCCATTCTCCAGACGGTTGTAGGTGCGGCAGGACAGCTCAAGGGTGGTCTTGGGTTTTTCGCCCATTTTCAGCGCGGCTTCCCCAAGGGATTTCAGCTTGCCGCCGACGGTGTGGTAGGTGAACCAGGTGTTGCCGTCCTGATCCTGACCGGCTTCCCGGACGTTCAGCAGAATGTCGTCGCCCAGTTTCACGCCCAGGGCGAGCATGATTTCCGGACCGGCACCTTGCAGGATGAGGGTGGCGCCCAGCACTTTGCCGCTCTTGGCCATTTCCTCGGCGATAAAGCGTCCGCCGGCCATCGGTTCCATGTCGAACTCTATTTTCGGCGGGGTGAACTCTTCCACGGTCGCCGACAACGGCAGGCCTTGCAAGGTGGCCGCGATGGCCTGTCTTACGCGGTTGGTAAACATTAGAGAACGTCCTCCAGGAACTGCTCGATGATTTCATCGCGGGCGTTGAGTTGATAAATCATGTGTTCGTTCGGTGCGTAGCGGCCGTAGTCGATCACCACGTACCAGGTACCGTTTTTGTACTTCTCGACGCTGTTCAACTCAGGGTGCAGGTACACGCTGCCGCCAGGGATGGTTTCGTCGGCGACCAGGGTTTGCAGCCAGTCGTTGATGCGCTTGACCTCCTGATCCATGAACGACTTGGTCAGGTTCTTGGCCATGGCCTTCTGACCGGCCTTCACCAGCTTGCGGCTGATTGCATCTTCAAGACCGACGTAGCTGATGAACTTGCCGGTAACGGAGCGGTTACCCAGCAGCGAGAAGCCGCCGAGGATGGTCCGGGCGTAGTAGCTGATACCGTAGCGGTTGAGCAGATCGCCTTCGGTGGAGGTGTCGAGGATGTTGTATTCCACAACTCGCGAAACGTCTTCGGCATAGGTCACTTGGTTGCCCGGGCTCTCCCATTGCTTGACCTTGGCGAGCGCGGCGATGGCCAGGCTCGACGGCGCCAGGAACACGTTTTTCTTCGCGGCTTTGGAGTACACCGACGGCATGTTGTGCACCAGCAGGCAGCGGTCGAAACCGAGGTCCGCGCCGCCCAGCTCCTGGCTGTAAGTCACTTGATCGGCGACTGCGGCATCCTTGCCGTCGAGTACCACCCGAGCCTTGATGCGCTTGCCGAACGAGGCGAACTCGCTGGCCACCGCTTTGGTGCCGGTGAAACCCGGTGCACCGATGATGGTCAAGTCTTCCGGCACACTGCCAAGTGCGGCCAGACCCAGTTTGCGACCGGTCGACGGCTCGATGCCGCCAATCACGTTGTTCACGGTGTCGGCCGGGGTAGCGCCCTCTTCGACGATGACCACGTAGACCGGCACCTTGACCACTTTCAGGATCTGGAACACCGCGTGAAACAGCGTGCCCGACTCGGTACCGGTCGGGTCCAGCAGTGCCTGGGTGGTGAAGCTGTTGATGCGGAACGGGGCGTTACGCGGGATCAACAGATCCGCTTTCGGCGCGGTGCCGACCAGACCGATGACGTTGTCACCCAGGCCACCCATGGCCTCGGGAGATTCAGTGGCATTGACGGTAATGCCGTTGTGCTCGAAGTTCAAAACCTCAGCCATGGTTATTCAGCCTTCTTGGCAGCGGCCTTTTTGGCCGGGATGGATGTAGAGGCCGACTCGACGGCCTCGGTTTTTTTCAGCTCCAGACGACCAGCGCTGCGCAACGCACTGGCCTCTACGTCAAGCAGGTCGAGTTCTTGGCCGATGCTCGACCAGTGGCCACCTCCAGTGGGGAATGGGAGGAGCACGGTGTAGGTTTGGCGTAGTGCCATTTGGGTTTCTCCAGAAATGAAAAAAGCCCCTTGAGGAAGGGACTTTCAGGTGTTGAGGAAAAGAAAACGCCCCGGCGGTGCGGGGCGTTTACTGGGTTTGCTTGACGATCCAGGCGGGGGGTACCGGACGGAACTGTTCAGCGGGAAACTCCTGCTGTTCTGGCCAGTCGCGCAACATCTGCATGTAATCCAGCAACCCCGAATATTGTTCCGACGTGATCGAGGGCGGCCGGCTCAGTTCCTGCTCGTCTCGGTACCGGTCACGAATCCATTGCACCCGCAGAATTTCGCAGTTCCGCCAGGCTCTCTCCGTAGCGGCCAGATCTTCGGGTGACGGATCGACCAGCATCGGCAACCCGTCAGCATCATGACCGCGAACCTTTCCCGGCACCGGATTTGCCAAAACAGCTTGATAGTGCTCGTCGGCAATGGGCTTTGCGTCCTCGGGCATTTGCGTATGAAAGCCCTGGAGATAAGTGCAACCGGTAGATTGGCTGTAAAATCGCTGCATGTTCAAACTCCAAACCCCCATGCCCGGGAAGACGCGCTAATCACCCCCCAGTTATATAAATTGATACCCGTGGTTGAAACGGCACCGGGCACGATATTTCCCGCCGAATTGTTAGAGGCTACCCCAACAGGACAAGCCCCCCCAAAAAGACACGCAGCTCGGAAAGCAATAGGCCAGGCAACAGACCCTGATGCACCCGCTGGAATATTACCGACAGTGGTCCACTGGATAATGAAGCTGAACATCCACGTCGGGAAAATGATGTAGCCGTTAGCGTTAAGGTTGGCCGTAATTCCCCAACGCATTTTTTTAGGCGTGATAAAGGTCGTGTCATCGGTTCCGACATCCGCCTGATTCTGTGTAGCGACCTTGGCCGTACCCTGATTGGTTTCAGTAGCGGGAGCAGCCAACGCAGCCAGCGCGGCGATATCGATGTTTCCCTGATTGATCGGCGCATTCCAGGCCTTGATGCACCACATGACCGCCAAGTTTCGAGGTCGAGTCGAGCCACTCACCGCCACATTGCTTGCCGCAGTCGCAGCACTTGAGAGAGCTGTAACCTGCGACGGGTAGTCTGCAAGAGCGATAGGATCGACACCGTAACTCGCCAGAGGCAGTGCGGCGGCTGCACCGAGGCCGATGACTGTAGATCCATCACCTGAGCCAGTGGTATCAGCGCTAACCATCGTACCTTTCTGCCAACTACCAATCGCCCGGCCAGCATCAATACCGCGCCCATGGTCCCAACCACGCAAAAACTCACCGCGCGATTCAGGCAAACGGAAATTACCGGCCCCCTCATCCCCCTTGTTGAATACCGTGCCGAGGAACGCTGCCAGATCCGGATAGACCGCAATGCTCTTCACACTGCCATCAATCTCAAGAAACCCCGGCGGGACTTTATTCAAAGGAAACGGCACCATCGCGCCAACCGGAAGCGCCGAAGCCTCGGCAATCATCGCCTCGATTTCAGCCTTGGTGTACGTGTCCTTGATACCAAACCCGGCTAACGTTTCAGGATTCGAACCGCCGGTTGCCCGACCGTACTTATCCACAGTCAGACTCTTATAAGTCCCCGGCTGAATCCCCGTCCGCCCGGCCAACATCTCAAACGTCAGCGCCGTCGTGCCCAGGGTAATCGGCCCGTTGGTGGTCAGGTGCCACAGCGAATCACCATTCACCGTGCCCTCTTCGACCATCACAGTCAGGGCTGGAGTAACTTTCGCACTGGTGCTGGCATCGCTTGTCCGAACCCAGTTGCCATTGCTAACCACCCACAAGCCGTTGTCTTTGGCCAGCGTCTGGTTCGGCAACAACACCCGATCCCCCGCCACTACCGCAACACCGTCAATCTGCTGAGCACCGTTCAACACCACGTTAGCAGCAGCGGCAACCCGCACCGACTGCTTGCCGTCGAGTTTGCCGAGTTCTTCAGCGAGGTAACTCATCACCCACGCACGCGTCGCCTTGACCACAGTGTCGTCAATCAACAACGTCACCAACGCCGCATTACTGGTCTCGAAAATCGAACGAATGTAAAACTCTTTCCCCGACCCTGAAGTCGCCAGCACCGGCTTGAACGACTCCGGATATTTGACGATCGCATACAGAATCCCGGTATCAGTCCAGATCCCAGCCTCACGCACATACCAGCCGCCCACTTCAGGCGGGATAGTCACTTCGGCCAGCAGCCAGCTCGGGTTTTTCTCATCCTGGAACAGTGCATTGAGTGGCCCGCGCCACACTTCGCGTTTCAGTGCCGTGGCAGTGGCAGCCGGGTTGTAAACCGCGCCGCCGCCGTCCCCGACGGAAATCTGCGACAGTTTGATCGGTGTGCCCGCTGCCTTGCAGGCGGTTTCGTAGGCGATCCCCGCATTGGTGAGCAGGGTGTAATAGTCGGCCATTTAGGACCCCTGAGGATAAATAGTGGAGGTTTCGACGGTGTAGAGCCCGGCGGCCATGAAGGCCTGACCCGAGGCTTCAAGTCCTTCGACGACGATCGGATAAACCGTGGTCAGCTCGCCGCAGACGGTGGCGGCGCCGATGACGTGACTGCCGAATGCGCTCAAGCCAACAGAAACCGTCAAGGTGTCACGTTCGCTTTTGGCATCGGCCAGGCGTCGATCGAGACGGGCGTCGATTGCTTCGCTGTAGGGCTGTTCGGTGAAGGCCCTGACGGAAAAGCTGTAAGGCGGGCCGGGTGGTGTTTGCTCGTACCAGGCGCGCACCTCGGGCATCAATTGCAAACCCTTGGCCGCGTTTTCCAGTGCTTTTCGCGTCCCGGCCTGCCGTGCGGTGGGCCAGGCGAGTTCTACCGTCAAACGTTTTTCAGACTCGGCTGCCTCGGAGCTCCATTCGCCGACCCCGCGATCCGCGCCCAGATACGGCAAGAATGCCAGCGGTGTTTCGGCGGGGTTCATCAGCTCGGGGAACGGCGGGTCAATGCGCTCAAGCAACCGGGCGAAACCGAGATCAAGTGCCCTTTCCAGTGGAGAGCTGTTGGCTGGCAACAGGCTCGGGCGAGGTATGTCGTCACTCATAACGTGTCCACCTCGACCTCGACGCCCGTGCAATACGGCGCTTGAAAAACGCTCGTGACAATCGGCGCGACCGGCTCAAGGATTTGCAGTTGAACCGCGCCAGCGCTGTGCAGCGTGTAGTCGATCCAGCTCGGGTCCACCCGCCCTTCCAGGCGATGACAGGCATCGGCGTACGCCTGCAACTGCTGTTGCGCGGCGACTTTGGTGAGCCCTGAATCGGGACCCGGATTGATCTTCGCGATCACCCGGATTTTGTAGTTCTTGATTTGCGCAGCCTGCACGGTAACCAGGTCCGTTTCGGGCCGGACATCAGGCCGGGCGAAATGTTGGCGAACACCGTCGAGCAGCGCTTGGGATGGCGTGCCGTCGCCCTCTCGGGAAAGCACCGTAACCGTGACTTCGCCTGGCGCGGTCCGGCGCCCGTTGCCGTCCTTGACCTGTGCGACATAGCCGTCCGGGTCGAAGGTGTAAGTGACCGTCACCACACCCGCCGCGGTGGTTTCCACCTTCACGACAGGCCGTTCGCCAAGGGTGAAAATCTCGCGCCGATACTGCATCCGCGAGCCCGCCGCCGGGGCATGCGGCGCCAGGTAATAACGCAACCGGGCGTCGTCATCGCTCTCGTAGACCGGATCGATCGGCGGGAATGCCGCCGGATCGCCCGGGTCCAGCAACTGGCGCTCAAGCCCCATGTCCGCCAGCCGCGCATCGAGGTTGGTGCCGGTGGCCCACCACGCCAGCATCTGCTTGATGCGGGCGTTGTATTTGCGTTCGTGGGTTTGCAGCCGTACACAAAACGCCTCAAGGGCCAGGGTCAGCAACTCGCTTTCGTTTTCCAGGCTGACCACAAGCTTGGCCGCGCTCTCGGGAGCACGGGCACCGACGTACTCGACGACGAAAGTCTTGAACTCTGCGAGCAGATCCTCGAACGCTTCGACTGTGACGATGGTCGGTTCGGCCAACTGGTTCTGGCCAGGTATCAACATACTCATGCCACCACCTCGAAGGTCTGTTGGCGGTTTTTCCAGGTGCCGGCGAAACGCAACAACAACCCGGCACCGTAGCGGCTGGCCACAATGACCTGCGGCTCGAAATCGTCGATGCCGTTGTACTTGTTGTAAAACGCTTGGGCCGCATGACTCTGGGCGAGAATCAGCAGGTCGTCGCCGAGGTTCTGCCCCAGCAATTCAGTGAGTGCGCAGCCATACAAAGGGCGCTTTTGACGCGTGCCTAACGGCGTGGTCAGGGCTCGGGTGGCGCGCTGCACAAACTGCTGCCAGTCGTCGACCGTCGCGCCGGTGTTTCTATCGATTCCGATCATGGGGAGCTCTTTATGCGGTACTGATGACGCGACCCTGGTGATCCACCAATGGGCCGCTCAGATGCACACCGGAGGCGTCGAGCCGCAGGCCGACGGCGCCCAGTTGCAATTCGATGGCCTCAGGCGTCATCGCCAGTCGTGCCGGGCCGATGTTCAACTCGAGGGATTCACGGGAACCGGTGAACGCCGCCGGGCCGTTCTTCCAGTGCAGGACATGACTGGCGTCGTCGTAACCGTTTTCCGTGCCGTCCTGATAGAGGCGACGCGTCAGCGATGCCTGCGTCGAGACGGGCGGAAACTGACCGCCGTTGAGGCCGAACAACGCCACCGACTGCCCGCCGCCCTCGCCGCCGCCGTGGTTCAGCAACAAACACTGCTCCCCCACGGAAGGAATCCGCGACTCGCTCTGTGCGCCAGCGCTTGGGTTGAAAAACCGGATCGCCGGGGTGAGCAGTTCCCCATGACGGACCTTGCAGGTATTGCTGGCCGCATCGACTTCCTGACACATGCCGATGCGACAAAAACTGTCGGCACGCCGGTGCAGGTCTTCGAGTTCGGTTTCCATCTCGGCCAGACGCTCGATGATCGGCCCCAATTGCATACGTAAAAGCGCATCAAACATGGGTCAACCCTCAAGTGCGGTGTATTGATCCGGGTCGTCGATGTTCGACACTTCCCAGGTACGGGCGAATTTCGGGATGCCCAACGGGTCTTCGAGCAGCGTCGGGCCGAGGTACAGGGTTTGGGTAAATGAAACGGTCCAGGCGGTGTACTCCCGTGCCTCGCTAATGAACGTGGACGGGATGCCCTCAATGTTCATCGGCAGATCGCATTGCTCGCCCGGCAGTTTCCAGCGGTTATCGACGACCAGGCTTTTCAACTCACTGGCCAGATCGCACGCCGCCAACCCTGCGCCGGGCAACACGGCTTGCAAGGAAACCGTCAGGACATGAGCGATACGTCCGTCGTTGGCCCGGATGCCCGGCGCATCTCGCTCGATGGCGATCAACACCCAGGGCTGATCGACGATGCCGTCGAAGTCTTGATGAGTCCCGACGTTCAAACCGGGGATGGCGCTGCGCAACGTCTCGGCAATGGCGGAAAGCACCTGCGATGGTTTTTCGATAGCGGCGGGCATTAATGGCCTCCTGTTCCTATAGCAATGCGAAGATCAGCGACGCCGGCTCACTGTTGATCGGGACGAGAATCGCGCGGTGGCACTTCGCAAACGCCAATCCGCTTGGCGGCCCAGCGTTCGTAAAGCCCGATGGCCACGTCCGCCCCCGCCATCGCCGTCAGGCAGCCAAAGGCACCGGCGGCCCAGATCGACAAGCCGGCGGCGTACAGCAGCATGATTGCCGAGACCCCGCAGATCATGCAGGCTCCGGACCGCAGGGCCAGGCGCCGCAACAGCGACCAGCCACGGGCGCCCTCCTTGTCGGCGCGCCACATTTCGCCGGACACCCCGCCCGCCACCGCGAGGAGGATGACCAGCCAGATCGGCATGTCCAGCAACGCTTGTTGCTCGTTTGTCATGTCCCGCCTCCTTGGGATCGATGAGATGGGCCTCTCGAAAATGAGCCGCCTGGTTTTGATCGATGAAGAACTACAGCTTTTCAACGATCACGTTGTCGATGAAAGCGAAGTTGACGTATGGGTTCTGCTCATTGGAAAAGGCCAGAGTGGTTTGGGCCGTGGTCGCAGTGAAGTCATAAGTCACAGTGTTCCACTCGACAACGCTACCCTTGACCGTTGGCGTGTTGAAGGTGGCGGTCTGACCGGCGACCTTCACTTGCACGACACCATCACCGGAGCGGCTGGCGTACACCGAATTGCCCAGGCTGAAGGTCAATCGATACTTGGCCCCTACTACGGTGGCGAAATTCTGCTGAATGCCGCCGCCGTTGCCATAAATATTGTTAGCCAGATCGACAATCACCGCGCCTTCCGCTGCGGCGGAGCCTGGAATCGAGGCGCGCACGTTGAAGTATTCGGCGCCCGACAGAAAGGTCGTCCAGCCGGTGATGAAGTTGGCTTTCGCCGTCGTGTCCAGAATGCAACTGTCGCTGCAACCCGGTTGTTCAAAGCTGCCGTTGACCAGGAGGTTTGCGGCAGTAGCGCTGCCCGCAGCGCCGGACAGAGCCATGGTCAGCATCAGCGGGCCAATGATTTTGTTGAATACGTTCATGTTTTACCTATTGAGTCGAATGAATGGATTGCACAGCGGTTTGCTGGAATTACGGTCCCGGATGAGGGTTGATATGCCTGATGTAGGCAGGCATTCCAAAAAGCCCGGTCACCCAGGCTTTTCAGTAATGCGCTTGCGTGATCTTTCGGCGCTACTGGCGCGGTACGGATCGATTCAAATTGTTTTTCCGACCGCGGTCCCTGCCCGCCGGATAACTGCTTCTGGTGCTTTACGCTGCACACCCGGGTCAGTTGCCAACCCTCTGAACCGTTGAGGCCGGTTCATCGCTGCCTTTGTGGTGGAACTAAAGAGCTTCGTTTCGAGCCGCTTTGTTGAGCGGCTTGAGACAAAGAATATGCATGTATGCATATACAGTCAATGCATAAATGCATTTGTTTATGCATTGAAAATGCACAGGCGCATGAAAGGCCCACAGACAAAGGCGTTGGCGGTTTTCGGCAGGCGAAAAAAAACCCGTCGGGCGACGGGTTTTATCTGACAGCGGTGAGGTTAGCGGGCGTACATGCCCCACCAGAAGACGTGACCAAGGATGACGATTTGCTCTTCCTGGATTTCCTGGAAGCTGTAGTCCTCATCCGGATGCTCATCGCGATTGAAGCTGCGCAGGCGAATCCCGGTAGGCAGGCGATAAAGCTGTTTCACCCGCAACTGGCCGTTGTGGTTGATGGCGTACAGGTCGCCGTCGATGATGTCGCCAATCCCGCATTTACCGGCATTCACCCCCACCGTGGCGCCGTCGCGCAGTACCGGCAACATGCTGTTGCCACGCACGGTCACGCATTTGGCCTGGTCGAACTGCACACCGTTGTGGCGCAAGCTGCGCTTGCCGAAGCGCAGGCTAGAGCGCTCGCTCTCTTCGATGACGAATCTTCCTGATCCAGCAGCCAATTCAACCTCGCGAAGAAAGGGGACAGATACCTCGTCGTCATCGACAGGCGTATCGTCGTCCCACAGGCTTATGTCCTTGAGCTCCGAATGCAATTCATCGCGCCCGGCGCTGGCGGCCGGCGCGACATCCGCGCGGCCCCGCAACTGATCGGTGCTCACAGAAAAGTATTCGGCAATCTTCGAGATATGTTTATCCGAAGGATCGACGATCTTCCCGCTGAGGATGCGCGAGAGAGTGGATTGAGGCACGCCGGTGCGACGGTGAAGCTCCGTGGGGGAGATCCCGTGCTGATCGAGCAGCGCTCTTAAGACGGTAGAAACATTGCGTTTTTGCATAACGCGAATAGTGCTTGATCTTTTTTCGGAAGACAAATGCCAAATTGCATAATTTGTGCATAAACCCACGATAAATTGCCTTGGGGTTTTCATGCCTGCGTCGGGCGGACCGCCCATGGTAACCTTGCGCCCATCGCGGAAAAGCCGGGCCGATGCCCCTCCTTTGCCCCACACCTTTCAACGAATTTGCCTATATCCAATGAATAAAGCCGTCTCCGATCTGTCCTCCCACACGCCAATGATGCAGCAGTACTGGCGCCTGAAGAATCAGCACCCCGACCAGCTGATGTTCTATCGCATGGGCGACTTCTACGAGATCTTCTATGAAGATGCGAAGAAGGCCGCCAAGTTGCTGGACATCACCCTGACGGCTCGTGGGCAATCGGCGGGTCAGGCGATTCCGATGTGTGGGATTCCTTACCACGCCGCGGAAGGTTACCTGGCGAAACTGGTGAAGCTCGGCGAATCGGTGGTGATCTGTGAGCAGGTCGGCGACCCGGCCACCAGCAAAGGCCCAGTGGATCGTCAGGTGGTGCGGATCATCACGCCCGGCACGGTCAGCGATGAAGCGCTGCTGGATGAGCGTCGGGACAACCTGATCGCGGCGGTGCTGGGTGACGAGCGTCTGTTCGGTCTGGCGGTGCTGGACATCACCAGCGGCAACTTCACCGTGCTGGAGATCAAGGGCTGGGAAAATCTGCTGGCGGAGCTGGAGCGGGTCAATCCGGTTGAGCTGATGATCCCGGACGACTGGCCGAAAGACCTGCCGGCGGAGAAACGTCGTGGGGTACGTCGCCGTGCGCCGTGGGATTTCGAGCGTGACTCGGCGTTGAAAAGTCTTTGCCAGCAGTTTTCTACCCAGGACCTGAAAGGTTTCGGCTGCGAGAATCTGACCCTGGCGATCGGCGCTGCTGGCTGCCTGCTCAGCTACGCCAAGGAAACCCAGCGCACTGCCCTGCCGCACTTGCGCAGCCTGCGTCATGAACGCCTGGACGACACCGTGGTGCTGGACGGCGCCAGCCGTCGCAACCTGGAACTGGATACCAACCTGGCCGGTGGTCGCGACAACACGTTGCAATCGGTGGTCGATCGCTGCCAGACCGCCATGGGCAGCCGTTTGCTGACCCGCTGGCTGAATCGTCCGCTGCGGGATTTGACCGTATTGCTGGCGCGTCAGACGTCGATTACCTGCCTGCTTGACCGTTATCGTTTCGAGAAACTGCAACCGCAGCTCAAGGAAATCGGTGACATCGAGCGGATTCTGGCGCGGATCGGCCTGCGCAATGCCCGTCCTCGTGACCTGGCGCGTCTGCGCGATGCCCTCGGCGCCCTACCAGAGTTGCAGGTGGCGATGGCCGAGCTTGAAGCTCCGCACATCATTCAACTGGCAACGACCACCAGCACCTACCCGGAACTGGCAGCACTGCTGGAAAAAGCCATCATCGACAACCCGCCAGCGGTGATCCGTGATGGCGGTGTGTTGAAAACCGGTTACGACAGCGAACTCGACGAGCTGCAATCGCTCAGCGAAAACGCCGGGCAGTTCCTCATCGATCTGGAAGCCCGCGAAAAGACCCGCACCGGCCTGGCCAACCTCAAGGTCGGTTACAACCGCATTCACGGCTATTTCATTGAACTGCCGAGCAAGCAGGCCGAGTCGGCACCGGCGGACTATATCCGTCGCCAGACCCTCAAGGGCGCCGAGCGCTTCATCACCCCGGAACTGAAAGCGTTCGAAGACAAGGCGCTGTCAGCCAAGAGCCGCGCCCTGGCGCGCGAGAAGATGCTCTACGAAGCGCTGCTCGAAGACCTGATCGCCCAGTTGCCCCCCCTGCAAGACACAGCCGCCGCACTGGCCGAACTGGACGTACTGAGCAACCTCGCCGAGCGTGCACTGAATCTGGACCTGAACTGCCCGCGCTTCGTCAGCGAGCCCTGCATGCGCATCAGCCAGGGTCGTCACCCGGTGGTCGAGCAAGTACTCACCACACCGTTCGTGGCCAACGACCTGAGCCTCGATGACAGCACCCGCATGCTGGTGATCACCGGTCCGAACATGGGCGGTAAATCCACCTACATGCGCCAGACCGCGTTGGTCGTGCTGCTGGCGCACATCGGTAGCTTCGTGCCGGCGGCCAGTTGCGAGTTGTCCCTGGTCGACCGGATATTTACCCGGATCGGTTCCAGCGATGACTTGGCGGGCGGGCGTTCGACCTTCATGGTCGAAATGAGCGAAACCGCGAACATCCTGCACAATGCCACCGAGCGCAGCCTGGTGCTGATGGACGAAGTCGGTCGCGGCACCAGCACTTTCGACGGCTTGTCCCTGGCGTGGGCCGCGGCCGAACGTCTGGCACAGCTGCGGGCCTATACACTGTTCGCCACTCACTATTTCGAGCTGACGGTGCTGCCGGAAGCCCAACCGCTAGTAGCCAACGTGCACCTCAATGCCACCGAGCACAACGAACGCATCGTGTTCCTGCACCACGTGCTGCCTGGGCCTGCCAGCCAGAGCTATGGCTTGGCGGTTGCGCAGTTGGCCGGTGTGCCGAGCGAAGTGATCGTGCGTGCCCGTGAACACTTGAGCCGACTGGAATCCACGGCGCTGCCTCATGAAATGCCAGCGCCGGCCAAAGGCAAGCCTGTGGCGCCTCAGCAGAGCGACATGTTCGCCAGCCTGCCGCACCCGGTGCTGGATGAACTGGCCAAGCTCGACCTGGATGACCTGACACCGCGCAAGGCGTTGGAAATGCTCTATACATTAAAGACACGGATCTAA